CACGGCCTTGAAAAACTTCGACAGCTTCGCGTCGACGAACCGCTGCCAGCCCGTCTCGATGGGCTCCACGTCGTCGCCCACGCGGATGGTCACGACCTCGCGACCGTCGATCGCCTCCACCGCCATCGCGCTCGAGACGAGCGACTCGATCTCCGGCGCGATCTCCGGGTTGAACAGCCGCGTCGCGACCGAGCCGATGCGCGACGCCGCGGCGTGCTGCACCATCAGCCCGTGGCGGCGCTTGAGCTCGTCCTGCGCGCGCGCGGAGAGGTCCGCGATCTGCTTCTGGTAGCCATCGCGCTCGGCCGCGATCTTGCGATCCTGGCGCTGCTGCGCCGTGAGCTTCTCCTCTTCGGCGCGTGCGCGCTCGGCCTCGATCTCCGCGAGCCGCGCCTTGAGGCCCTCGGCCTCGGCCACCGCGGGCTCGAAGGTCGCGCGGAGCTTGCGCGTCTCGCGCGCGAGGATCGCGTTGACCTCGCTCTGCGTCAGGGTCTTCTCGGGTGCGGGCGACGCCTCGGGCGCCTGCTGCTGCTGCTCATCCACGAATCACGCTCCCGCCGGGGTCGTGTCCCCGGCCGTTGGCCCCGCGAGGGAAGGCACGAACTCCCCCGGCGCGGGTGCCGGGAGGTCGTTCACCGCCGCGGCGATCGCGGCGTTCGTCTGCTGCTGCTGTCCGGCCTGCTCGAACGCCGCGCGCTCACGGGCGGCAAGCGCCGCGAGCTCGTCGTCGAGCCGCTTCGCGTCCTCGGGCGCCAGCCGCGGGAACAACGCCTGCGCGATCATGCGACGGGCCTGCGCCGCCATCTCGGGCACGAGCTGCTCGCGCTCCTTGAGCACGGCCATGCCCGTGTCGGCGAGCTCCTCGGGCGCCTGCGGGTCGAAACGGCGCGGGTAGTTGATCGTCGTCGCGGCCTGCCACACCGAGGCGTCGGCGCCGTCCCACGCCGCGAGGATCGACACGACGTCGCGCTCGAAGGCCTCGTGCTGCTCTGCGGCCACGACGAGAAGCCCCGACATCTGCCGGTAGCGGTAGCCGCGCGACACGCCCGACTCGGGCGCCTGGGTCTGCGCGCTCGGCCGCTCCTGGTACGCGGCCTCATAGATCCGCGTGGTGAGCTCCTCGGTGCGCGCGCCGTAGTGCACCGTGACCGTGGCGTCGGGCGCGATGAACGTGGGGCCTGACGCGTTGGTCGGGTAGGTCATCCCCGAGCGCGTGCCGACCTTGGACCCCTCGACGCTCGACGGGTCATCGGTCTGCACCGTGAGGATCGGAAACACGCAATCGCGCTCGATGGCGCGCAGCTCACTGCGGACGTTGAACAGCTCCAGCGCCGCCGCCACGCTCCCGGAGAGCACCGAGGGCGCGAGCAGGTCGCGCGGACGCGACGTCGGCACCCACCGCAACACCGCCACCGGCACGCGGCCGAGCGTGTGCGGCATCTCGCCGGTGTCGCCCTCGATCACCCACTGGTCGGAGACCTCGCGCAGGTCGAAGCGCCGCCAGTGCGACGCGGTCCAGATCGTGACCGTCTCGGTCTCCGTCTCCGTGCCCGCCACCGGGTCGCGCGTCTCGCGCCGCGAGATGAGCTTCACCCACGCGAACCGGCCGCGCTCGTCAAGCTCCCAATCGGCCACCTCGCGCGGGTCGAGCCACCGGCCCACCGTGCCCGGTGTGGTCGCCGGCCGCTCACCCTCGGGGCGGTCGATCAGACACGCCGCCCACCCGTGGCGCAGCGCGGCCGACGAGCCCACCGCGACCCACGCGTCCACGTCGCCGAGCCCCTCGTCGGGGTCTTCCCAGAACGTCTGCACCGCGTCGATCGTGGTCTGACGCACGGGCGCGGTGGCCCGCATGTGGCCCTGGTAGGCGCGCGCGACGGGCGCAACGTGGTTGTCGTAGGTCGTGACCTCGACGCGCCCCGTGAAGTCGTCGACCGTCTCGCGGCCGAACTGGACGAGGTAGGTTTCGCCGTCGCGCACCTGACGCACGCGCCCCGAGGGGATCGTGCCGTTCACGCCGTGGTCGTACACGCGCAGGTCGCGCAGCCCCGCGAGGAAGCCGCCCCCGCCCTCGATCGCGTCGTCGACCAGCCGCCAATGCGCGGCGCCGAGGGGGCCGTCGTGGCCCTCGTGGCGCGCGCGAAGGCGCGTGATCAGGTCGGTCGCGGTGGTCAAAGAGGACACGGCGGGTGAAGCGTGCCACGGCGTGACAGAGTATGTCAAAACGCGCGCGGGTTTCCGTGCGGGATCGGGCGGTTAGCTCCGGGGATGGGCTAGCGGTTGAAGCCGGTGTGTGTCGCGCCGCTCCCCGCGGTCCAGGCGTAGGCCAGCGCGTCCACGTCGTCGTCGTGGCGGTCGCTCACGCCCGTGAACCGGCACACCACGTCGAGGAACGGCCCGAGCCACGGCGCGCCCTGGGACGACGCGGGCACGCGCACGCGCCCCTCGTTCCACGCCGTCGCCACCGGCTGCGCGCGCACGAACTTGTCGCCCCGCGGCGCCAGCTCCGTCAGGCGTAGGCCGGGCTGCATCGCCCGCAGGGCCTTCGCGATGCTCTTGCCGTCGCGGCTCGCCTCGATGTGCATGGGCGCCATCCCGTGCCGCTGCTGCCACGCGACGAGCTCCCGCGCGGCCTCGCCGGGCTCCGCACGCAGGCGCAGCACGTCCACCACGTCGGCCCGCAGCGACAGCCCCGCACCGCGCACCGCAAGCGCAACGGCCACGGTCCAATCCGAGCGCGTGCCCTCGGTGCCCGCGGGGTCGACCGCGAGCACGAGGCGTGCGCCGTGCAGGTCGGGGGCGGCGTAGCGCGCGGGCGCGCGGAAAACCTCACCACCTCGAGCGCGCGGCGCGCCCATGAACAGCGAGTGCCAGTCGTACTCGTTCGCAGCGCGTTTCTTCGCGAGCTCGGACACGGGCCACCGCGAGGGCCACAGCGGCGCGCCCGCGTCGTCGATGGCCGGGAGGTTCACCACCTCCCACCGCGCCGCCTCGCCCATGTCTCCGCGCGCGAGGCGCCCGATCAGGTCGTCCTCGTGCCAGCGGGTGTGCACCACGATGCACGACCCCTCGGGCTCGATGCGCGTCCACAGGGTTGAGGTGAACCAATCCCACGTGCGCTGGCGGATGAGCGCGCTCTCAGCCTCCTCGCGGTTCTTCACGGGGTCGTCCACCACCGCCAGGCGCACGCCCTGCCCGGTAAGGGGACCGCCGATGCCCGTGGCGAGCACGCCCCCGCCCGACGTCGTGCGCCATTCGGCGAGTGTGCTCCGCGCCGGGTGGAGCTTCACCCCCTGCGACGTGGCGAAGTCGCGCGCCCGCAGGCTCTTCGACTCCGCGAACGCGCTCGCGTAGCTCACGTACCCCAGGGCGTCCTCAGGGCGGCGCGAAAGCCACCACGCGAGCGCCGCGAGGATCATCTCCGTTTTGCCGTGGCGCGGCGGCACGCTCACGCAGGCGAACACCGGCTCGCCGGCGAACGCGCGCTCGAACAGGCTCGCCACGGCGGCGAGGTGCGACGGGCGCTCGTACCCACGCGAGAGGCGCGGCACGAAGTCGAGCAGGCCCGTGGGCTCTTCGAGCGCGCGTGCGGCCTCGATGAGCTGGTGCAGGGCGCGGCGCTCAGCCGCCGTCAGGTGATCCCACTCCGCCAACAGCTCGTTCGCGAGCTCGGCGGAGAGTGGCAGCGGCTCGCTCACGGATCTCCTCCTCGGACAGCGCCTCGGCGCTCGCTACGGCGATGGCAACGTTGCGCGGCCCCACGAGGCCCTGCACTTCGGCGCGGAGCTTGAGCAGCCGCGCGCGGTCGGCCGCGTTGGTCGCGTCCACGGTGGCGGCGTCGATGCGCGCGAGCATCTCCTCCCGGGCGCGCGGGCGCTCGGCCTCGGCCTCCGCGGCCCACTGGTCACGGATCGCGGCGAGGTCGTCCATGATCGTCTGCGGGTGCACGCCGAAGCGCTCGGCGCCCATGTGCGCCACCGCGGTGGGGCGGTGCCCGCGGGTGAGCTGCGCCGAAACCCACTCACGGCGGAGCTGGATGTTCACCGCGGGGGGCACCGAAGCGGGCGCGTCGGGAGAGGCTCCAGCACGGCGGGTCGTTGTCGGTGTGCCACGAGCGCGCGTCATAGCGGGTAGTAGTGACACACTACGTCACACCCGGCACACTCGCCAAATCCAGCGCGCGCCGCAACCCCTCCGCGATGCGCGCCCCCGCAGCCTCGGCGTCAGGGGACCGCACCAGCTCCCGGTCGAGCCGCGTGAGCTCGTCGCTCACGGCCCGGAACGCGTCCTCCGGCCGGTCGTTGAGCAGGTCGAGCAGCACGGCGCAGAGCACCGCGGGCCGCGTGGGCGCCGGGCACGCGTTCACGCCGTCCGCGATGCGGTCCAGCGCGGCGACGGCCCGGCCGTGCGCATGGCCCGACGCGAGCACGTGGTGGCGGCGCTGCACCCGGGCACACGCCGCGAGGATGCGCCGGGCCACCCACGCGCGGGGAGCCGGGAGGCCCGCGCCCTGCGCCCACTGGTCCGCCGCGGCGACGGCCACGAGGGCGAGGCTGACGGCCCCTGGCGTGCCCTGCAGTGCCCGCGGACGGGTCAGGACGGGCGATGGCGCGGCCGAGGGCGGGAGAGGGCGCGCGGGAGGTCCGAGAAGCGGGGAAGTCGACGCGGCACCCGTTGTAACTCTTGACGCGCTCTGTAACTCTTGACGCGGTGCACTAGGGTTACGGGATTCCCCTGCGGAATCAACCATGTAACTCATGTAACTCTTGTAACTGTAAGAAAATAGTGACTGAGAATCGCACGCCACCTCATGCGCACGTGTGACGCGCGTAGCGCGCGTGACGTGCGCGCACGCGAGGGGCGCTAGGGTTACTCGGGTTACATGAGTTACATGCCCGAAACCGCAGCGGAATCCCGTAACCCTACCGGGGGCCGCTTGAGTTACAAGAGTTACACTCGGCGGCGAGTCGGGGGTGGGGTCACTCATCATCGCCTCCCTCGACACCCGGCGCAAGTCCCTCGAAGGCGTCTCCGCGCCCGAACACTCGCCCGTCGGCGTCGGGCTTGGGGGTCCACGCCTTGACCACGCCGAGCTGGCGCCCGCCGCGCACGGCCCGGATGGCCTGGTAGTGGTAGCCCAGCCGCCGCATGGCACGCCCCACGCCTCGGGTGATGCGCCGGTCGTCGTGGTCCCGCACGGGGATCGCGAGGGCAGTCAGCAGCTCCGTGGTGAGGAAGTCGGCCCGGTCCTGCTCGGCGATCCACCCGCGCAGGGTCTGCTCCCAGGGGGAGTCGATCGTGTGGTCTTCGGCGGTGCGCTCCCGCTCATGGTCCTCGGCGGTGTCGAACCACCACTCCTCGCCCGCGTCGAAGGCGGCGCGCGCCTCGGCCCAGAGCTGGTCACGCTCGGCCGCGAGGGCGGCGGCGTCGATCTCCTGCGCGACGCGCACGACCCAGAAGCGCCGCGAGCCGGTCTCGTCGTCGAGGAACTGCTCCTGGTTCGTGGTGCCGACGACGACGCACGAGCGGGGCACGCGCACCATGGAGCGCCCATAGTGCGGGCGGTAGTCGTCGAAGCGCGACGCGAGGATGCTCTTGATCTCGTCGGCGCCGCGGCGCCCGGTCACGCGCTCGATCTCGCCCCACTCAAGGACCCACGCGGAGCGGAACTGCAGGAACGCGTCCTTGTTGCCGATGTCGACGTGCGAGTCGGAGAACCACGTCCCGCCGAGGACGCCGAAGAACGTGCTCTTGCGCCATCCCTGCGCGCCCACGAGCACGAGCACGGTGTCGACCTTGCAGCCGGGGCGCATGGCGCGGGCGACCGCGGAGATGAACCACTTGCGGATCATGGTCCCGGCCATGGGCGTGGGCGAGGCGAGCGCGCGGGATGCGAGGGAGTCGAGGCGGGGGATGCCGTCCCATGTGAGTCCCTTGAGGTAGGCCTCGACGGGGCTCACGGGGTGCAGGGACGCGGCAGCGCGCAGGGCGCTCCACATGTTCTGCTCGCCCGGGTCGTAGCCGTGGACGCGCTCGAACGCGGCGCGCTCGATGCCGAAGCGGGCATCGTCGACGGGCGCGTCGTCGAGCCAAATCTCCTGCGTCTTGACGTTCCACGCGAGGCGCCCGCGCCAGTCGGGGTCGCGCGAGAGGATCGTGAGAGTGTTGGCGTAGCTCTTCTTGAGGGCGCCGTTGCGCCCGACGATGAGCGCCCGCTGCCACCCGTCGGGGTCGTCGTCGCCGTCTGCCGTGGCCTGGTCGGCCGGCGCCTCGGCGGCGCGCTCTTCGCGGGCGACCTCCCGGGCGATGGCCTTCTCGGCGGGGAAGCCCGGAGCGTAGCGGCAGACGCTGGCGGCGATGGCCTTGACCTCGGCGGGATCCAAGGGCGGGTTGCACCGGGCGTCGTTCTCGGCGAGGAGCGCGGCGAGGATGCCCTCGCGCCCGAAGCTGGCGGCGCGCAGGTAGCAGCCGCGGCGCATGAGGGCGTCGTTGCGCCCGCCCTCGGCAATGGGCTCGTCCTTCGTCGTGGTCTTTGCGCCGCCCTTGATCGCGCGCAGGCGCCGGGTGCGCATCGCGTCGAGCCAGGTGGCGGGGACCTCGCCGAGCACGGCGTCGTCGGGGCGGGAGGAGATCTCCCAGGCGTAGTCGGTGCCGCTGGCGTGCGAGCTTGGCGGTGCGACGACGTACCCGCCCTCGCCGCGCACGTCGACCCCGGGCGCGAGCGCGGAGGCGCTGTTGCGCACGTCGGCGTCGAAGTCCACCGCGAGGTAGATGTGCCGCCCACCGCTGCCGGTGAGAACCTCGAGGGTCTCGGGCAGCTCGCCGTACATCCGCCGCAGGTCAACGATGCCGTCGTCACCCCCGCTGCGCGGGTCGATGTCGATCACCGTGAGGCCTTGCCCTGTGGCGATGCCGACGTTGGCGTCGGGCCACGCCTCCCACCATCGGCGGATCACGTCGGGATCGCTCGACGCCTCGGAGCAGCCGCGGGCGACGCGGGGGTGCTTGCCGGGGCTCTTGCATTCGGCCTTGCCGCACGTGCATCGGCCGTCCCGGACGGAGTGCAGCGGGAAGACGCGCCACGCGCGGCGCTCGGCGTACCAGATCGCCGCGAGCCCGAGGCGAGAGAGAGACGGTGCGGGGTCCATCACAGCGAGCCTCCGGCGAGGGCCTTGACGTGGGCGATGTGGTCGGCTTCCTCGGGCGTCGGGGCGCGCAAGAGCGTGCGCCCGAGCTCAAGGGGGTAGTCGCGCGCGACTGCTTGCCGCGCAGGCGTGAGGTTGGTGACGACGGTGCGGGGCGCAGCCGGGTCACGCAGTGGCGTTGCGAGGCACGCCCGGATGCACGCGACCACGGCGTCATGGACGCTCGCGCCGGTGCAGGTCGGGAGCTGGCGCGAGCGCGAGCCGTCGGTCACCACGGCAACGGCACGCGGGCCCGAGGCGCCGACGAAGAACGTGTATTCACGCATGGGACACCTCGAGGAGCGTGGGTGCGGGCGCAGACGGGGCAGGGCGTGCGGCGGGCGTTGCCGAGGGCGCAGGCAACGCCCCGCTCACGGCGTAGAGGCGGGTCGCGAGGGCGGCGAGCGTGCGCACGTCCCCGAGGGCGCGGTGCGCGGTGCCCGTGGGGAGCTTGAGCGCCGCCGCGAGGGGCTGCAGGCCGTGGCTCGTTTGCGACGGGTAGACCCGCTTCGCCCACGGCTTCGTGTCGACCCACGCGAGGCCGTCCGCGTCGGGGCACTCGCGCGTGAGCATCTTGCGGTCGAACGCGGCGTTGTGCGCGAGCACGGGCGTCGCGCCGATCCACGCGCGCACCTTCGGCCACAGGTCGACGAGGCGCGGCTTTCCGCGGAGCATCGCGTCGGTGATCCCGTTGATGTGCGCCGCGCCGTTGGGGCGCCCGGGGCTCAGGAGCTGCTCGCGCTCCTCGGTGACGATGCCCGTGGCGAGGTCCACGCGGGCCATGGCGAGCTCGCACACGCGGTCGGCGTCCGAGAGCCCGGTGGTCTCGGTGTCGAGGATGATCACCTCGCAGGGCGCGAGTGTGGCGACGGGGATGCGCCACCGGGACTCGCCGGTCTGCCGCCACTCGCCCTCGGGCGTGCGCTCCCACTCAGGCCGCACGACCTCGCGCCAGAGCCCGGGCGGGAGCACGTCGAGGCCGTTACGGGCGGCGGCTGCGGCGGGGCACTCGTGCTCGTGGTGGCGCTGCGGCGTGAGCGGCGTGCACGTGCAGTAGATCACCGCGACGGGGCGCACGGGGTGGCACGCGTGACAGGTGCGGGCGTACGCGCACCAGGGGCACCAGGCGCGAGAGGGGGAGCTCACGTCGCACCTCCGACGTCGCTCAGGACCGCCGCCGCCGCCGCCGCATCCCGCAGCGCCCGCGCCCTGCGCTCGCACAGAGCGGCCCGCGCCCGTGCGCGCTCGGCGTCGCGGTCGCACTGGTCGGCCTGCAGCGTGGCGACGCGCACCAGCATGGCCGTGAGCTGCTGCCGCGCGCTCGCCTCGGTGACGCCGTGGGCGATGCAGCCGCACGCGCTGGCGGTCCAGTCGCCCGGGGACTCCTCGTGGGTGTAGACCCGCGGGTGCTCGGAAAGCAGGCGGGTGAGGGCTTCGGGTTCACGAGGGGAGGTCACGGCATCGCCCCTTGCTGCACGCGCTCGACGGCGCCGACGACGTCGTGAATCGAGCGCGCGAGCACGACGTGTCGCCCGAGGAGCGCCGCCGCGGCGTGCCAGTCGCGCTGGTCCCGGGAGAGCTTCGCGTGGTCGCCGTTCTTGGACTCGACCCACACGCAGACCCACCGGCCGCGCGGGTCGCGCACCTCGATCATGAAGTCGGGCGCTCCCTTCCCGCCGATGCCCGTGAGCACCTGCGCGCCCGACTTGAGCGTCGCGTGCGCCACCATGTTCCGGTGCACGACGACGCCCTCGCGCGCGCCGAAGGTGACTTCGATCTCGCGCTCAAGGGACGCACCCTTGCGCACGGAGTCTTTCCCGCCGCTCCCGCCGCTACCCATGCGACACCTCCCCAAACAAAGCTTCACGGACCCATGCGGGCGCCTTGGCTTTCGCGACGATGGCGGCGCGGTCGGGGCGCATCCCGCGCGCCTGCATGGCGCGGACGGTCCCCTCGATGTAGCGAGTCGCCCTCTCCCGCAGCGGGATCGTGCTCGCCGCGAACATCTCCGCGCGCTGCACCCGGAGCGGGCGCGGGTCTGCGATGAGCGTGGACCCGCAGCGCGGGCACACGGTGCGCGGCGGGAAGATTGCGTGGCAGGCCTTACACCTTCTCAGCCCCGCGTCTCGCTCCGTACCCGTGCGGCCTTGCGCGCCCGCGAGGCTCCACGTGCGGTCATCGAGCGGGAGCCCGTGCGCGTAGACCGCGCCGCGCAGGTCGATGACCAGGGCGTCGCGCTTGCCCGATGCGGGGTGGGGCCGCAGCACGCGCCCGCACGACTGCAGAAAGCTCGTGACCGTGCCCTGCGAGGTGAGCACCGCGCAGTCGAGCACGGGCGCGTCGAAGCCCTTGACGAGCGCCTTGCAGGTCACGACGTGGCCCGTCTCCCCGGATTCGAGACGGGCGCGCACGCCCCGGCGCACCTCGGGCCGGGTGCTGTCGAGCACGGCCTCGGTGGGGTGCCCCGCGCGCGAAAGGTCCGCGGTGATGCGCTTCGCCTCGGCCGCGTGCGGCGCGAAGATCACCGCGCGTCGGTGGGGCGCGAGCGTGAGCACGGCCTCGCACGGGTCGAGGGCGACGCCCTCTTGCATCCCGGGGGGCGCGAGGACTTCGCAGGGCACGAGCGCGCCCACGGCCACGAGCTCGCGGGGCTGTGGTCCGCACACGAGCGCGTCGAACTCGTCGAGGGGGAGGCCGTCACCGCGGGCCGGGGTCGCAGTGAGTCCGCAGAGCAGAGCCCCGCGCGACCTCAGCACCGCGAGGAGTTCGCGCGTCGTGCGCGCCGCCGCGCCGTGGCACTCGTCGAGGATCACGCGGTCGGCGGGCGGGATCTCCTGATCCCTCTTGAGCCACGAGGTCAGCGTCTGCTGTGACGCGACCTGCACCGGCGCGGTGGGGTCCTCGGCCTTCCCCGCGAGGATGGCCGCGCACGGGATGTCCAGTTCACGGAGGCGCCCGACCGTGTCGAGGATGATCTCTTCGAGGTCCGCGAGGAAGATCACGCGGCGGTGCCGTGCGACCGTGGGGGCGATGATCCCGCGCGCGGCGAGGAAGGTCTTGCCCCCACCCGTGGCGGCTTGAAGACACACGGCCTCGGCGCCACCCGCGAACGCCGCTTGCGTGCGCGCGATGAGGTCCACCTGATAGGGGCGCAGCTCCATCACCGGGCACCCCCAAACAGCGGGCCGAAGTCGACCCTCTCGGCTGCGCGAATCGGGGCGGCCCACTGCCCCATTGCGGGCAACGCTGCGGGGACGACGTCCTTGCCTTGCGAGATGGCCCTAGCGATCGTCGTGGGGTGCCACGCGCCTCCGCCGCGGGTCGGAATGCCGAGTTTGTTGGCGGCGTCGGCGAGGCGCCGAATGCTGTAACCCTCGGCCCGCAGAGCGATCAGACGATCCAGTGCGGCGCGTTCGACCGAGTCGACCTCAAGGCGACGCCGCCCACTGCTGTCGACGACTCTCGAATACCGATACCCAAACGGGGCGCCGCCGAACACGAAACCGCTGTCGCGCAGCCTGCGAAGCGCATTGCGCGTGAGCTCTCCGGTGCGGCGGAATCCCTGCGATCCGTGCGCTTTCCCGTGGCACGCCTCGCACAGAGGGACCGTTGCGGCGCCGCCGAGTGAGCGCGGCACGACATGGTGCATGTGTGCGCCCACGCCGCCGCAGTCGAAACAGGGCACGCTCACAGCCGCACCCCACGCGCATCCCGCCGCACGATCGCCAGCGCGCGCCAGTCGAGCACCTCGCGCCCCGTCGCCGGGTCACGCCACGTGCGCGGGTGCGGGCAAGGCATCCACCCCGCGGCGAGCAGGGCGTCGACGTCGGCCTCGGTGGGCGCGCGCGTCACGGCCCGTCCCCGTAGATCGTGAGGTCCACGGGACCGTCGAGCCCCGAGAGCAGGTCGTTCACGCCCTCGACGCCGCACGCGTCCACCATGGCGGCGCGGAGCTTGGCGAGCGCGATGCCCTCCAGCTGGCGGGCGCGCTCGCGCGTGCAGTTGAGCGCCTGCGCCACGCCGTCGAGGGTCACGCCCCCGCGCTCTGCGACCGCGAGCGAGCACGTCTCGTGAGCGTCGAGGTCCTCGCCCGGGTGGGTCGTCTTGATGTTCCCGCTGAGCGGGTTCACGTCCACCGCGAGGTGGTGCTTGCAGCTCACGAACGGGCACGGGTGCTCCGTGCCGAGGCCGCGCTCGACGCAGCCGCCCCACGTCCGCGGACGCCCCTGCCCGATGCGGTGCTCCCGCACGGGGATCTCGGACGCGAGCACGGCGAGGCGCCGCTTGCTGATGCGGAACATGGACTCGGTCCGCGGGCGCACGCGCACGGGGCCGGGGGCCGCGGGCAGGTCCAGCGGGAACAGCAGCGCGACGGTCACGACAGCGCCCCCGCCGTGACGATGTCCCCGGGCACGTCCCGCAGCGTCCAGGACGCCGACACGGGGACCACCACGTGCTCGGTGCCCTCGACGCACAGCCGCACCCGCACGCCGTCGAGGGTGACCTCGAGCACGCGGGCACAGCGGGCCGAGCCGTGCGCGGGCCCCACCCACGCGAGCCCCTGCGCCGCGACCAGGGCCGCGAGGCTTTGCTCGCTCACGGTGGGGCACCTGCGCCGCGACAGAGAATCGTCGCGGGCGTCAAGATTCTGGTAACCGCGCGGGGCGTGCCTGCGCGTAGAGAGCGCGTGACTCATGGCCACCACCGCCCCTGTCCGCCCCACACCGCCGCCGTGCAGGCGATGGACGCGCCGAGCAGTGCGCTCCCTGCGGCGTGCAGGCCTGCGGCCACGAGCGTGGCGCCGCAGATCGCGAAGACCCCGGCGCACCAGGCGAGCAGCGCGTCAGCCACGGTAGACCCCCGTGGCGGCGAGGAGCTGGTGCACGCCGGCGGCGGCGTGGTCGTGCAGGGTGCGCGCGGCGTCGGCGCCGCTGCGGGCCTCGACGGCGGCGCGGAGCTGCGCGAGGTCCGCGGTGATGCGCCGCGCGGCGGCGGCGAGATCTTCCCGGGTGGGCGCGCTCACAGCACGCCCCCGGTGTCACGGTGAGGCGCGGCGCCACACTCGCCGCAGGGCGTGCTACGCGCGGGCGCGGTGTGCGAGGGGTGGCGCGCGTCGTGCGAGGGGCTCACGCGGCGCCCCGCTCGGAGGTGTCGGGCGTGATGTCCTCGACGGCCGACCGCGCCGCCCGGTCGCGAAGCGCCTCCGCGGTGCGCTCGATGGTCGCGGCGTCGTGGTCCCACGATTCCGCGGGGACCGAGCCGCCGGTCAGCCGCTCCAACACCAGGGCGTTTGCGAAGTCAGGGCGCCGTGACCCCGACTCCCATTCGCTGACCGCGCTTTGCCGCACGCCGAGCAGCGCCGCGACCTTGACCTGCGAGCGTTCCGCGGCATCCGCGGCCCGCCACCGTGAGAGCAGCGCGCTGCCCTCGTACCGAGAGGGGTGATCGTCCATGGCGCTGAACTATCGCAATAGTGATACATCGTCAAGCTACCTTCCCAATCGCGATAGTGCATGGGCGTCTCGGTACGCTCCGCCCATGTCGTCGAAGAGCCTGAAACCCGAGCAGAATGAGCGCCTGCGCGCGATCCTCACGGAGCTCATCGACGCGACCTTCGCGGGCAACGTCGCCGCCGCCGCGCGGGCGATGGGACTGTCGCAGTCCCTCTTCGCGGAGTTCCTCAGCGGGGCGCGCGGTGCAGGGCCGAAGCTGATCAACGCCATCGCCGATCACACCGGGCGCAGCATCGACGACCTCTATGGGCGGCGCGTCGTGGCCGTGCCCGACGGCACCCGGGCCTACCAGCGCCTCCGGGATCACCCCGACTGGCCCGCGGCCCGCGAAGAGGCCGACGAGCTCGCCACGCTGGCGCCCGCGAGCGCCCTGGACGGTGTCGGCGACCTCGCCTTCTCGCAGCCCCCCGAGGGCTTCGACGGCGCCTTTGTCGTGCGCATGGCCGAGGCCCTCGCCACCGCCCGTCCCCGCCGCAAGATCTCGGCATAGCGCCGTGTCTTAGTCTGTCACGGTGCCTCGCCATAACGCGAGAGCTCCAGCGTTCAGGCGCGTTTGCGCGCCGCCCCGGCCGTTCGTACCGTGGGGACGATGCACCTCCCGAGACACCGCGCGTTCGTCACCGCGATCCTGCTCGGCAAGGCCGAAGCGGTCGGGTGCCAGCTCCCGCGGCTTCTCCCGCTGGAGCGCGCGTCGCTCGTGCGCCAGGTGCGGCGGCACGCAGGGCTGCGTGATCCCCTCGACCGCGCCGAGGCCGACGGGCTCGAGGTCTGGGAGGCGTCGCTCCCGAGCCGCTGCGGCGCCCTCGCCCCGGGGAAGATCTACCTCCCGCCCGCCCTGCCCGACGACGAGGCAGAGGTGCTCATCGACCACGAGCGCGTGCACCACGGGGCCTTTGAGTACGGGCTCTGCCACGCGACCGAGGCCGACATCTGGATCGCCACCGCGGAGGTCGTGTGGCCCTTCGGCGACCACCGCCCCGTCGGCCCGGCGCACTGGTTCCTCGACGCGATTTCCATGCGGCGGTGCGGTCTTATCGCAAAAGAGATAGCCGCCGCTTGACAGCCTATCGCGATAGTGATTAGCTAGTCCTCGCCCCCCGGACCTCACCCCCGGGGCGCCAGGACAGTCATGCACCCCGCCCGCGCGATCGCCTCCTACCTCGTCCACCCTGACGCCCGCCGCGACGACCACGCCCTGTGCGCCCGGTGCCGCTGCCTCTCGTCCGACCTCAGCGACGAGGGCATGTGCCCCGGCTGCGTCGAGGTCGACGTCGAGGCTGACGCCTTGTGGGCCCTCGACGCGCTGACCTTGCGGTGGGTGCGCGTCAACGGTCGTCCGACCCGCAAGCACGTCACCGCGGTGGGCCGCGCGCGGAGCGAGTCCGTGCTGTCCGGCGTGGCCCGCACCGGGTGGGTGTCGCTGTGACCGCCCGCCGCACGCGCAAGGCGCCGCACCGCGGCCCCCGCACCTACTGCGCCGGGTGCCTCCGCGACTGCACCGACTGCGAATTCGCGGTCACCGCCGAGGGCGCGCGGCGCCTCTCGATCCACGCCGACGAGCTCGTGTGCTGGGATTGCGAGCGCCGCAGCCGCGGGGTGCAGTCGTGAGCGCGCCGATCCCGCCGTGCGAGGGGATGACGCGGTTCGTCGACCTGCCGTGTGGCGCGCTGGAGATCCAGTGCCCGCGGTGTCGGTTCGTGTCGCGCTTCACCCCGGCCGAGGTCGCCGACTGGTTCCGCGGCGCTGCGCCGACCCGCTGCGGCCAGCCGCGCAAGGCGGTGCAGTCGTGACCGCCGACGAGCTCCTCGCGGCTGACCCGGCCTACCAGACTGTGTGCGACGAGCACCGCGACGCGTGGATGGCCGCGCTGGACGCGGAGCCCGTCGACCCGCAGCCGTGGCAGCTCGCGTGGTGCGGCGACCGTGACGGCGACGACGCGGCGGTGCAGTCGTGACCGCCCCCGTCTACTGCGCTCGCTGCGGCC